GACAGAGTTGTTGCCGTCTTCAGCTATTATATCTATGTATTTGTTTGCTTGTTCTTGTATTGTGTAACTCATTTTGTTTTGGTTTTATTTATTACTAGCCCACCCCTCTATAAATTCTTCGAGGTCGTATGCAAAGTTCTCCATGTCTGTAAGTAAGAAGTCATTCGTTTCATCTTCATACACAAGGAAGTATTCAAGTTTCTTGTATGCACCTGATTCATTTAGTGCGTTGCTTATGTGTTCTATTCGTTCTTCTTTTGTCATGTTTAATTGGTTTAGTAATTAGTTCTGCTAATTCGTGCATGCTGAATGATGCGAACCCTGATTGTGTTTTTGGTTTACGTTGTTTGTCCTTCATATTTATTAAAATTACTTACTATTATCTCGCACATAGTTCTCAAAGTGCGGTCTGGCATGTCGTCAAAGTGTGTAAGCAAGTCCTCTTGCACTCGCTCTCTTAGTTCTCGTAGTTGATGTATTGTCATATCATTGTGATGTTTCCGTTTCTATCTATGTAACCTGCATCGATCAGGGCTGATGCAGTTCGCCCGTAGCTACCTTGTAGTGTCCATGCCATGCCATTACTGATTAGCTCAGCGAATAGCTCTAGCACTCCCGTGTCATCTAAAAGACCGCACTCGAAGTCAATTATTTTGTCTGTTATATTCATGATGTTAAGTCGTCAATTAGTTCTACGTTTTCTATAACTTCGAGTTCTCTGTCAGTGCATGTTATCCCATCTTTCAAGGGGTATATGTTAGCTTGTATGTCATCGTTATTCTCACCGAATACGTTGATATCAAGGTATGGGCATAAGCTTTCCCATATATCTCTGCTTTCTTCGAAGTCCATTGCAGGGATTACTAAGTCCCCGAATAGTTGTGATTTGATTAGTAATGATTTCATGATGTATTATTTATTTAGTTTTGAAAATTCTTTCCATGCCATGCACTCGGTACTGCCTAAGTCTATGGCTATCTCTATGTTAGATATATGTGTCCATGCATCGTCAGCATGTATAGTCTGCTCGTTCATACCTTTACCGCTTTCGAGGTGGTCTATGACTACCTGAGCATCGTCAATTATCATCTTCATTCGGTGTATTAAACCTGCCTCGCCATTTTGCAAAGCATTAACTTTTTTAGAGCCGTGCATTGGCTTTTCGTATTCTCTTTTCATGATGTATATTTTATTGGTTTACTTTTGCTTTTACGGATAGTATGTCTGTGTCGCATTGCTCAAGCTCTGCTTCACCTAGCGTATCCCATATCTCGTGGTATAGGTCATCTTCAAAACTCTTACCCTTTGTATCCCACTCAACTGTATTGCCTAGTGTTATTCTTTCAACGGCTGATGTTGTGAGTTCGTCAGGTAAAGCTACCTCGATTGTTGTGGTGTATGTACGCACCACTTCTATTTTAAATGTTTTCATGTTTATTGGTTTTTTGTCCATGTTTCGTATGCAAAGTCTATTGCATCGTTGATTTCTACTGCCTCTTCACGAGTGATTGTGTACCCTTCCATGCGGTACACTTCGATAATGTTATCTATTACGTCCATGATGTATTAATTGGTTTTCGATTGGTTTGAATCGGACTGCTAATATACAACAGACTTTTCCAAATTCCAAATTTATTTTTGTAATAACGTAGTTATTAGTATAGTTTTTTTACTTCCATGTCTAGCTGCTCAGCTGCATAGTTGACATGCTTAGACGTAGTAGGTGAGTACCATTTGGGTGCGACTAGCGTGCCTACATGCTCCCAACCCCATGCGACGTCGGTTTCGTAGCTTTTGACGATGATTCGCCACCCATACGAGCCGTAATACTCTTTGCGCACAGACAGATTCTGCTTGTACTTTGGTAAATCGATCTCACGTGTATGCGGTACACCCCATAGATATCCGTCATCACGATACATTTCGTAGTCGTGGTCTGCTTTTTCTAGTAATCCCATGTTAGTATGCTTTATTGATTGTTTTCTAAATTGTCATGGTACGAGTTAATTGCTTCGTTTTGCTTTTCAAAGCTGATGAACTTGAATAGCATCTCGCTCGTCTGCTTCATAGCATCACGTAGTTCCTTGCTATCGTCTTGCATAGCTACGGGACACCAAGACTTAAATTCTAAGTCTTTTGCCTTGCGCTCTATTGCGTCAAGTGAATTGTTTTCGAGGAACGATATTACCTCAGGAGATAGTTTCTCCCCTATGTACAATTCAAATCCTTTATTAAATTCTCTCATTTTTATTGGTATTTGTCAAGTTTAACATCGCTGTATCCACGCACACTAAATTCGTGTGCAAGCTCAACAGCATCATCTAAGGTTAGTAGGTAGTCGTTTACTTCTGTACCACCTACCCACACTGAGTAATTTTTTTCTGTATCCATGTTTTATTGGTTTTAAAAGTTAATATCTAATTTTGCTTGTTCGCAGAATGCTTCTGCTACTAAGTTTACGCCTTCTGTATCCTCACACCATGTGAAGTATTCGTATGCTAGTTCTAGCTCTTCAAAGCTAAACCCTCTATATGGGTTGAATATCCTACTCATAGCATTAGAGCTTTTAAGTAAGACCTGAGCAACCTAGCGTAGCTATACTCATACATGTAACCTATGTGCTTGAGTTGCAGATTTTTTGCAACGTAAACCTTTCTTCTGATGAGTCTAGCGATTCTAATGATGATAAATTTCTTCATGTTTTATTGGTTTAAATTGTCATATTGTTCAGCGAGGTACTCTACCTCTTCATCGTGTATGGCTACATTCAGGTACTCCGATACGTTGATGTAAAGTTTGCCGTCTAGCTCTTCGCTAGGTGTGTCGTGGTGTGCATTAAGCACGAATGATGCTTTTTCTAATTGTGTCATAGTAATATTTCTTTTTGGTTTTTACAGTCGTAGATTGCGATTTCGCCACGTCTCTTGGCTATTTTTGTGGCTATGTCTAGTTCGTTTATGTGTTGCACAATGTCGAAGTATATCTGCCCCTCGTGTACCCATGTGCCTATACCGCATCCCATCATGAGTCGAGCGAATTTGTCGTCCAAAAGCGTGTAATACTTATCCCATAGCTTTTTGAACGCTTTGAAGTGCGCTCTTGTGTCAGGGTATGCGCTGCCGTCAACCTCTGCATACATAGTGGTTGCCTCAGTTAAACCACCTACGATGTAACCTTCGGTTGGGTTGATTGTGCTATCCCAAAGGTGTGTGTATCCCCCGTCAAGTAGCGTGTCGATGTAAGCTTTTTTCTCTTGTGTCATGATGTATAAAATTTTGGTTTGTAAGAGGGTTTATATACACTCTTCATAAATGAAGAGAGTGTATATTAAACCTTCTAAAGGTTAGAAGCCAAGAGGGGATTCGAACCCCTTCGCACCCTGTGTGCTTGGCTTGTGTGAGTGTTACGCTGGCTGTGGCGCACCGTCCATGAGCGCCTTGCAGTAGCGAACTGCATCTTCAACAGAGTAACCCATTGAGCGGAGCTCACTGAATTCGGGTAGCGTGTTCACCTCTGCAACCGCTTCGGGTATGAAGTTCTCAGCTACCGACTGCTTTGCCTGAGACTCTTCGAGTCTCTGATTCTTTGGCTTTCGCTTGGTTGCTTTGCGCTTTGGCTTTGCCTTAACCTCTTCGAGGTTAGCAACAGATTCCGCTAGCTCCGTTAGGAGCTTGATTGCTCGTGCTTTGCGTGCCTTCGTTGGGTTGAACTTCGCTTGGTTAACTGCTTTCTTGCAATCTTTGATTGCTTGTGTCGTGATGTCTGACATGATGTAAAAATTTTTGGTTTGTGTCAATTCCGAGTGAATCAACGACAACAAAGTTAGGGAAATAAAACACCGATGTCAAGTTTTTGGAGGGTTAATTTCGTGCGCGATTTCTCCCGCGGGAAGGTTACGTAGTAACCCGCGTGGAAACAGGCGAAAATTCGGGCTATGGCGCGAGCGCTTGAGAGCGCATGAGGCATGCATGACACGAGGAGATTTTGTACTGATAATTGAATTGTCAATACAAAGCTTAATACTAAGCTACGCTTAGTATTATAATTGTCAATAGTAAGTTGGTAATGTCAATAACAAAACCCCTGAAAGGGGTAATAGGGTTAAAGCTCTAGTGTAGGTGTGTGGTTGTCCCACCCTCTCGCAGAGCTCGTTCCGAGTCGTGTGCTAACGTAATGCTACAACTGAGTAAGCTTAACTGACTGATACTCAGTGCAAAAAAGCTGAAAGTTATGCGCAAAACGTAACGAAGTTACGGTGCCACGTTTTGCAAATCCGTTTCGGGTTGCGTGCGCTAGCGTATGTATATATACATTATCCCCACCCTACATATTACTCGTCAAATTTTTAGGACTACTCGGCAGATCCGACAGTTTTGAAGCTGTCTCTTATAAACTATTTAACATAATACAGTTGATAAACTTCACATAACTAACTGATTAACATATAATTCAAGTAGAGTCTGTTAAACTCTTGCTTTAGGGTTGATTTTTAAAAAAATAAGTAGTAACTTCGTAACCATATAAGAGTAAAGCTACTCAGAATATTAATGTGTATACACATAAAGAGTCAGAGATAGCTGTATTATATAAAAGTAGTATACAGGATACCTATGTTTAAAAAAGAATGGATCTGGATGGACGTTGTAAAAAAAGATTCTAAGAAAAAGTTTGTTGCAAACAAGATCAAGAAGATTATGGCTGAAGGCAAACCAATGAAACAAGCTGTTGCTATTGCACTTAATATGTGGGAGAGAAAGAAAGGAGATTAAGTAGTATATTTGCCCTATAAATAATATCACATACTCATATGAAAACACTATATAGACACGGAGGTAGTCATAAATTCCAGAGACAAGGAAGAGGAAAGCGCGTCCCTGAGATGACTGCTGAACAAATAAAAGCTCGCGATGAGTATGTTGCAAACCTAGTAAAAAAGAGAAAGAAGCAGGATGATTTTGAACGTAAGATAGACGAAGAACTAGGAATAGATTACAAGCACGGAGGAAAACACTACCCACATGGAGGAAAGCATGAAGAGGAAGGTGGAATGGGTTCTAACATAATGAACTTCTTACAGGATAAGTACAATGAGTTTACTGGTAGAGGCCCTAAAGAAATGCCAGTAGAAAAGTTTGAATCCACAAACCAAAACTACAGTGGTATGGATGAGGTTGTTGATTGGATGTTAGAGCAGAAGTCTCAAGGAATGGGACCTGGCGTTGAAGCTTCTTCACTCGAAAGACTTAAAACAGGAGGACAGTCTAAAGATCCAGATGCATCTAACTACATGCCAGCACCATCACCAGACGATATTGAAAGAAAGGCTATGATGTTTTCTAATGTATTTGACGCTGTCAGCAGTAATCCGTACATGGGTATAGATATGACCACCAGAGGTCCTGGAGTTTCTAAAGATTTTACTGAAGAGAAAAGAGCTATAATAGCAGAGGCATTTAAAGAAAATAATGTACCAGAAGAATGGCAGAATGAATTCTTTGAAGCTCTAAGAACAATAAGACCAGGAATAACGCAAGGAGGATATAGCGGAAAGTCTGGAATGCAAGTAGAACGTCTTGAAGCTGGAACAATAGACACTCCAAGAACAGACCAAAAATTACAAATGAGAGAAACTTCACCCGTTACTATGCCGCAAACAAGACGTAGGGGTTTATTTAGAAGAAGATAATGGCAGACTTAACAATTACAATAACAGAGGCTGTTACTTTAAATGGTGCGTCAAGGGGATCAACCAACACACACACAGAGACAGTAACGCAAATAGATCATAGAATAGTAACTTGTTTACACTCTGCTGAGCAAACAGTTGTCTTATTTGATAGTGCGGTTGCTGCTGGTCAGATTGCTGATGGAACTTTAGACTACTTAAGACTTACTAATTTAGACAGTACTAATTTTGTTACAGTAAGGGTGAGAGGCAACAATGAAGAATACTTCGTTAAACTAGAGGCAGGGGACAGCTTCCTGCTTAATAACTCGGTGATAGATGCTAACGATGCAACTAGCCCAGCGTCTGTTTCACTAGCCGCTATAGACTCAATAGGAATACAGGCAGACACTGCATCATGTAATGTAGAAATATTCGCTGCAGCATAAAATAAAAAAATATGAAAACACTTTACAACAAAATGGGCCACGGTGGAAGAATGAAGTACGCAGGTGGCGGAAGAATGTCAAACAGAAGATTAGCTCGTATGCTTGCTAAGTATATGATGGGTGGTAAGATGAAGATGGAGCACGGAGGTAAGCACTATAGGCATGGAGGTGCTCATGATTCTTCAGGTCGTCCTATATTAAATCCTTTTGATGACAGTGAGTTTACTCAAACACAAAGACGCCAACAAGAGCGATCAATGATAGATGAAGGATTAATGTCTAAACCAGGTGAAGGAGTAACAATAGCTTTTGGTGAAGAATCTCCTGTAGACTTTGAAACAGTTAGAAGAGGCTATATGGAAAAAAATCCTGATCTTGTTAATCCTAAAAAAGATTTCTTTATGGTGGGTGATGAGAGAGTGTTCATTGATGCAGGCGATGATGATCAATTTGAAAGACTTGTAAGAAATCGTGCTTTGGATAGAGACGTTAGCCAAACTCAAGGCGATACCTATACATCTATTTTTAGAGATCTAATGTCTGAGTTTGATAATTATGTAGCTGGCTTTGGAGATGAAGTTAGGAATGATCCTGAGCAAATACAGAAAATGAGAGATAAGTTTGCAGAAGAGGCTAGAAACTACGCTGGGCAAATTTTTGAATCACGTGGCAGGTAAACATCGCAAACAATAAAAATACTACACAAAAAAAAGAGCCCCTTTCGGGGCTTTTTTAATCTACACGAACTGATGATATTTGAATAATAACATCGTCTAGCTCTTGTTTAACTTGGTAGATACCTGGATTATTAGCTCTTAAAGTAAATACCCTGTGATCTCCTCTAACATTAAAGTACCATTGGTTATCTTCTTCAAGGTACTCACCTTCAACTTCTGGGTAGTGTGGTATGTATAATACGCTCCACTCTGTGTCTATACCTTCATTGTATTTAAGGTCATTTATTACTAAGACAGTCTGAGAAAAGGCTGTTGCGGATATCGACATAGCGATAATTAAAATTAAATTCTTCATAGTATGTGAATTAAAGGTTAGTAAATCAGTTGTATATTTGAACTGCTGATCTCAGTATACGATAAAGTTTTCGTAAAAACAAATTTTGATTGAAGAAAAAATATTTTAACCCGAAGAAAAAACGTAAAGATCCAGCTATAGAAGCAGAAAAAATTAGACTCAATAAAATTAAAAATGAAACTAGAAGTAATAAGATTCAACAAAGGTAAAGACTCTACTAACGGATTGCTATTTGACATAACGAATGAACGAAGAAAATTTCTATGCTACACGCTGGAAGACGAAAGTCGCGCGGAAAAAGTATACGGAGAAACTTGCATACCTGAAGGAGAGTATAAGCTCGGTCTTCGAACTGTGGGTGGATATCACTCCAAATACAGTAAAAGATTTGCTGACATACATAAAGGTATGCTTCATGTCTTGGATGTCCCAGGCTTTGAATATATTCTTCTTCACTGTGGTAATACTGATGAGGACACTGCGGGATGCTTGCTACTGGGCGATACGCAAGAAAACAACAGCATCAAAAAGAACGGTTTTATAGGGAAGAGCACTGCAGCTTATATGAGAGTATACCCAGACATAGCCAAAGCATTAGAAGAGGGAGAAGAAGTTACTATTGTATATAGAGACTTTGCAGAAAGTCTTATATTACAGCCAGCAGACATAACAGAATTTTTTAACGGAGAAGCGTAATGATAGGAGGAATATCATCATCAGGTGGGGTAAGAACACCTAAGAAAAGATCTAAACCAAGAGGTAAAAGCTGTATACGTTTAACTGAGTCCCTTAGCGTTGAAACTAGAGTAGAGATAGCCGACGCTGATATAATAGGTACTAATGATTTTTCTTTTTGCTTTTGGTATAAGCGTCCTAGTTCTTTAGGAGCTTTTCAAACATCAGGACAAAACCCAAGAGTGTTTGCTCAAGCGGCAAACAAAAGTAATGTTGCATCTTTTGCTGTAGGTGAAGTATCAGGCGTAACTGGAAGTTGTTTAGATTTTAATGTTGTCATTTCAAATTCCACAATAATTAGTTTAGAATCTAATACTCACGGTATGAGTTTAGATACATGGCATCATATAGCTGTTGTTTGCGATAGGTCTTCAGCTAGCGATAGTAAAATCTATGTAGATGGAGCGGCTTTAACGATGGAGACTCAAACAATGGACTCATCTACCGACATAGATATTGGTGGTATTTTTACGCTTGGTGGCAATGCTGCAACCTCTGGAGGTTTTGGAGGGTTCTATAAAGACTTGATGTTTTACAGTAGAGCTCTCGGAGTTAAAGACATTTCAAAAATATACAACCATAAAGGGAGAAAAAGACTTTTAAGTGTTTCTCAATTAAAAACAAATCTTGAATTTTACCTACCTCTAGGAGATGCACCAGGAGATCATGCTACAAATTCTGACGGGCTACTCGATATTAGTGGCAATAATAGACACGGAACAGGCGTACAAAATAGCGGAACACTAGCAATCGATTCAGACTCCCCTTCTTAATAGTGCACCCAACATTTACAAAACAATTTTTACAAATTATGCAAAACCCAAAGATCTGTACATGTCCTGAACGAGCAGCCGAGCTTGCTGAGTCAGGGCATACCTTACCCTGTAATTGTACTTCGTCTCACTGCGAAAGATGTGATCTTCCAGAGTGTCAGATGGAGTCAGTCTGTCAAAGTGCTTGTACAGATAGCCCACTTTAAGTAGCGGCTGTATTATCCTTTCTCTGAGTTTCTTTTCGCTCATACCATAATCTTCTGATGCATGCTTAGCTGTAAAGAACTCTAGGTCGTACGCCCAAAGCATAAACATAAGCTCCTTTTGAAACACATCATATCTATCCTGCGTTGAAAGAAGAGCCTTTCTTAAATTCTTAAGTTGGTTTCTTTTTACGTATTTTTGATTAAGCTTCGAACTTTCTCTAAAGAGTTTTTTCTTAGCAACTCTACTCTTAGGCATAATATTAAATTAATATCATCAAAGATATGGAAGACGAAGGATTCTTACTAGAAATACAGAGACTATCTTTTGAGATGGATAAAGTTATAGAGAAGTATGGGGTAAGGGACAGAGTTATGCAGCTTATGGTAATAGGATTAATGGATGAAGATATTATGGGAAATACTAGACTAAAGGCTATTTATAGTTACAACATAGAGTCTGATGATGAATTAGCAAGTGTTATTACCTTTGTAGGGTCTACTTGGGACAATAATGAAAATAAATATAGTGAAGATGACGAGCCAGATCTAGATGATTTACTAGACGGGTTGGGCATAGACTTAGAAGATTAATATAATGGAAGGACTTATTAGAAAAATTATTATCGGGAAAGACCCGAAGGATGCAATGGCTTATTACGTGGGCATGAGAGCAGGTGGCGGCAAAGTATCAACTATAATGTTAGATGAAAGACATCTTGCGCACTGGAATAAAAAAAGATATCTTGTGTATATTAGCATCGATGATTCACAAACTCTATGGAAAGCTATCGACGATATGCCATGCATAGTTGAATTTGACTTAAATTTTTAAATGACTAAGACAGATCTATACACATCAGGAGGTGAATTTACTTTACCTAATGGAGATAACTACATAGGGGGATTTCATATTCATGTAAGTCAAGGAGCTATGGTAGGATCTTTTCATAAAACTGAACAACATGACTTATTGACTCCAGTTAACAGTCAAGTTAGATCTTACGTCTTAAGCGTACAAAATGAATTAAAAAGAAACCCTCTTCCTAGATCGTCACCATCAGTTAGCGGCGGAGGTGGAGGGTATTAAATAAAATATAATGAAATCATTACGAAAATTTATCGTTAACATTCCTAAAAAGTTTAACGATACTGTAAAGCTCGGCGATGAAGAGATTTACATAGAAACTAAGTTTAACGAGTTTGAGCATAGAGTTATGGAGGGTGAGGTTGTTGCTCTTCCTCTTAAGTACGAAACACCAGTAAAGGAAGGAGATACTTTGTATTTTCACCACCACGTGGTTTTACAAGGAGGTACTCCTTTACCAGGTATGGAAGACTGTTATATGGTTTTATACAGCCCAGACAATGCAATAGACTCTCAAGCTTTTGCATACAAATGCAAAGATACTGGAGAGGTTAACGCTTTATCTTCGTGGTGTTTGTTAGAGCCAGTGGAAGAAAACCTTGGGTTAAAGTCTGACATTATTGAAATTGTTGAAACTAAAAAACAAAATCCAACACAAGGTAGGATTGCTTATGCATGCAGTTCTTGTGAGGAGCTAGGGGTTAAGGTAGGCGATGTTGTTGGCATAGGTAACAGTAGAGACTATCGTATTAAGATAGACGGTAAAGAGTATTATCGTACTCGATCAGAAGATTTTTTATATGTCGTCGTCGAAGAATAAATTTACTACTATTAATGCTGCTGAAAGACTTATGAGAAGTATGGAGGTAGCAATTAATAATATGATTGATGAGGTTAAAAAACCCGTCGATCCAGAAATAAATGGGTCAGCACGTAAAGCTGAACTTCAGTCTATAAAACAAACAGCAACTGATTGTAAAGAATTAATCATACAAAGGCAAAGGCTTGAACAAATGATTAAAGACTTAAATACAACAGGAGAAATAGAGGGGTCGAAAGACTATACTGGAGGTTTTGCTGAAAGATTCTCAAAATGAAACGATGTCAAACTTGTCAAAGGGTAAAACCTTTAACTGAGTTTTACTATAGAGCTCATAACAATACATATTTTAAATCTTGTATACCATGCAGGGCTAAAAACGTAGCTGAGCAAAAGAGAAAGATATACGAGTGGGTAGATAAGTATAAGGAAGAAAAGGGATGTTGCGAGTGTGGAATAAAAGATAAAAGATGTCTTCAGCTACATCACAGAGACAGAGATGATAAAAAATCTAGTGTTGCTCAACTTATAGGTAAAGGATATATTTTTAAAACTGTAAAGGCTGAGGTAGAAAAATGCGACGTTATTTGTGCAAACTGCCACTCAATACACCATTACGACGAAAGAAGATCTGGAGAGTGGGGTGCAGGTAAATATGCTGAAAGTATAATAGAAGAAGATTGTGTCCCTATAGTAGAGCAGCTTGAATTGTTTTTAAATTTTAGCGAGGAAGACTTTGAATAATTTATTAGACATAAAAGAATATGAAGAACCTGCTGTTAAGATTTGTCCCAACGGTACGGAAGGTGAGCTTATCGAACTCGGTGGGTTACTCATTTGCCTTCCAAAAAGGCCGTCAAAGAAAAACATTGTCGGATATAAAAAATCAAACGATATGCAGGTGTGGCAAAGGATACCTATGCCCAAGGAATTGTCTCGTATTCGTTCTATGGATGAGTGGGCGGAAATGCCAAGGGAGTTCAGAGAAAGGTTTCGTCCATATATCGAAGAAGAGTTTAAACGTAGGCGTGAGGGTTTTTGGTTTTATAACAACGGTACACCTACATATATTACGGGGAGGCATTACATGATGCTACAGTGGACCAAGCTAGATGTTGGCTATCCGTATTTTCTTAACTTTCAACGTGAAATCTTTATACACATGGCTGCATGCGAAGCTGATCCACGTTGCATTGGTCAGCTTTATACTAAGTGCCGTCGTTCTGGGTATACTAATATATGCTCTTCAGTGCTTGTTGACGAAGCTACGCAAGTAAAAGACAAGCTTATGGGTATACAGTCGAAGACTGGTAAAGATGCTCAGGAAAATATTTTTATGAAGAAGGTGGTTTACATGTTTAGAAGCTATCCATTTTTCTTTAAACCTATACAAGACGGTACTACTAATCCACGTATGGAGTTAGCTTTTAGAGAGCCGTCAAAGCGTATCACTAAAAACAATAAAATATCCCAAGTAGGTGAAGCGCTAAACACAGTTATTAATTGGAAGAACACAACTAACAACGCATACGACGGTGAGAAGCTACACATGTTGTATTTAGACGAAGCAGGAAAATGGGAAAAACCAACAGACATAAGAGACGCTTGGAGGATTCAGAGGACTTGTTTGATCGTAGGGCGAAAAATAATAGGAAAGGCTCTAATCGGAAGCACCGTAAATCCAATGGACAAAGGTGGAAAAGAATACAAGGATCTATGGAAGGATTCGAATCCCTCGGAGAGGAATGCGAATGGGAGGACTAGGACTGGGCTATATAGATTATTTATACCAGCTCAAGAATCATTAGAGGGTTTTTTTGATAAGTACGGGATGCCAGTAGTTGACACTCCAGAATCTGAAGTCAAAGGACTTGACGGAGAGTCCATTACTATGGGGGCTAAAGAGTATTTAAAGAACGAAAGAGACAGCCTCAAGCATGATGCTTCTGAATTAAATGAAGTAGTAAGACAGTTTCCGTTTACTACTGATGAAGCTTTTAGGGATAGTATAGAAGGAAGTTTATTTAATATAGGTAAGATATACGAGCAAATACAATTTAATGATGATTTATTTCCTAACCCTGTAGTAGTTGGTAACTTTACCTGGAAAGGTGGTGAAAAAGACACAGAGGTAGTCTTTGCTCCAGATCCTAATGGTAGATTTAGAGTTGCTTGGATACCTCCAGTAGAACTAAGAAACCAAAGGCTGTTAAATAGAGGAAAAAAAATTGCGCCAAATGCAGAGCTGGGAGTAGGCGGGGTTGACTCTTATGACCTTGATGCCACCGTCGATGGACGGGGGTCTAAGGGTGCGCTACACTTATACAATAAGTTTCATATGGAGCATCCATCAAACACGTTTGTACTTGAGTATGCATCCCGCCCGCCTCTAGCAAAAATCTTTTATGAAGATGTTCTTATGGCTGCTGTATTTTATGGGTACCCTATATTAATTGAAAACAATAAGTATGGTATTGCAAGACACTTTGAATCAAGGGGTTATGACGGATATTTAATGGATAGACCTAGGCATTTACTTGCAGCAAACTCCTCTACAATAAAATCAAAAACAAAAGGCATACCTTCTAACTCTCAAGATGTTATTCAATCTCATGCTCATGCTATTGAGTCTTATATACATGATCATGTTGGTATTAATTATGACACTGGCGAGATGGGAAAGATGTATTTTAACAGAACTTTAGAAGATTGGATTGGATATCAAATAACAAATAGAACAAAGTTTGACTTAACTATTAGCTCTGGCTTATGTTTACTTGCTGCGCAAAAGGTAAAGCCTAAACCTAAAAAATCAGATCTTTCTGATAGGGTCTTTCTTAGAAGGTTCAAGGCTTACTAATGATAATCATACGTTTAGTATATTTGCAAATAATGCGCTTATTAAAAATACATGTACAGTAGTAATAAAAAGGGTAATTCACCTAAAGGTTTTCCAAATCCGTTAGCGCCAGCAGAAGAAAAGTCTATGCAGGAGTACGGTCTTCAATATGCAAAAGCTATTGAAAACCAATGGGGGAGTGGAGCGGATTCACGTTCTATATACAGGACTAAAAAAGATACATTTACTAGAAGTAGAAAGTACGCAAACGGTACTCAAGATACAACTCCATATAAAAAACTTTTAACTTCTCTCGACCCAAATGGTAATTCTGGAACACTTTTAAATCTTGACTACACTCCTGTACCTATCTTACCTAAGTTTGCTAAAATTGTTGTAAACAACATTCTTTCAAGAAACCCTCAACCCAATGTTGAGGCTATTGATCCATTATCATCTTCTGAAAAAGACGCAGAAAAGAAAAAGGTTGAAGCTTCTGTTTTAGCTAAGAAGGAGTTAATGAAACTCAAGCAGAATGGATTAGAAATAAATGGAGATCCAAACGAAATACCAGAAACTTTAGAAGAGGCTGAAATCTTCATGGGTACAAGTATAAAGACTGATGCAGAGATAGCTGCTCAGATAGGCACTATGATGACTCTTGAGTGGAACGACTTTAATGACGATATACTTAGAAGGTGCGTTAATGATCTTGTGACTTGCGGTATGGCAGTTGTTAAAAGAAACAACGATCCTAACTATGGTATTTCTACTAATTATGTAGACCCTGTGATGTTTATTCACAGTCAGACAGAAGATCCTGGAATGAACGATCTTGTGTATGCGGGCCATATTAAAAAGATTACAATAGCTGAGCTAAAAAGATTAGCTGGAGATCAGCTTACAGAAAAGCAATATGAAAAAATTGCACATAACGCAGCTGGTAGAGACGGTAATAATTCATCTTCGTTAAACTACACTTTTTACGATAACATAAAAGGTAAAACCACTTATGGTTATGACGACTATATGGTTGACGTATTAGACTTTGAGTTCCTTGCTGTTGACTGTATTCACTTTGAAGAAAAAGAAAGTAAGCACGGTAATTCTGGTTTCTACTATAAAGGTTATTCCTATAAAGAAAAGCATGGATCTGTTTATGACAGGACTGCTCATCAGATGAATGTAGAAACTGTATATGGTGGTAGTTACGTTTTAGGGTGTGATTATTTATTTGACTATGGTAGAAAAAAGAACATTCCTAAAAATGTTCATGATATTTCTAGAGCTAAGATGTCTTATTCTTGTGTTGCAGTAAACATGCAAGAAATGTGTCCTAAGTCATTAGTTGATAGCTGTATAGGGTTTGCTGATATGCTTCAAATAACACATCTTAAAATTCAACAGTCTATTGCAAAAGCTAAACCTGACGGTCTTATTATTGATATTGAAGGTTTAGAAAACGTGCAGCTAGGTAAAGGCGGTGAACTACAACCGCTAGACCTGCACGATATATACGAACAGACTGGGGTGTTTTACTACAGAAGTAAAAATCCAGAAGGAGGATTCCAAAACCCTCCAGTTCGTGAGATAGGCAACAGTATCAGAAACATCAACGAGCTTATAGGATTGTACAACCATTACTTACGTTTAATCAGAGACGCTACAGGTATTAATGAAGTTATGGATGCTTCAACGCCTAAATCAGATTCTTTAGTTGGAGTTAGAGAACAAGCCATGCAAGCTAGCAATAACGCTATTTATAACATTACTAATGCTTCTATGGTTTTATACAAGAAGGTTTGCTCAGACGTTGTTAAGTGTTTGCAAATATTACCTGAGGAGTCTGTCGTATATAGGGTTTATGCTAACGCTATAGGTGAAAACAATATGAGCGTTTTATCTTCTTTTAATGATTTGTCGATGTACAATTTTGGCGTTAAGGTTGTAAAAGATATGGAGGCTCAAGACAAGCAATCGCTAGAGCAAATGATACAAGTTTCTTTAGGTCAGCAGGAAATAGATCTAGAAGATGTATTAGCCATACGAGATCTTAAAGATGTTAATCAGGCTCAAAGGCTTTTGATGGTTAGAAGAAAAAAGAGGCAAGCGACCAAACAACAGCAGCAGATGGCTATGCAACAACAGCAGCAACAAATGGCCATGCAAGCTGAGCAGATGAAGCAGCAAATGGAAGCTCAAAAAATGCAAGCTGAAGCTCAGATTGAAATGCAAAAGATTCAAGCTAAAGCTCAAGCAGAAATAGAGGTAAGTAAAATAGCCCACGAGCAACGTAAAGAGATAGAGATAATTAGAGCTCAGGCTACGTTAGGATTTAAAACTGACGATCAGGAGTTTAAAGAAAAGCTTGAGGTTCTTAAAGAAGATAGAAAAGATGAGCGTGTTACGAAGCAAGCCGTTCAGCAGTCAAAGTTAATATCTCAAAGAAGAGATAGGAGGGGTGAGCTGCAGGACCAACCAGAAGATCCTTTAGAACAAACTATAACACAATTATTATCAGAGTAAAATGGCAACTACATTAAATTTAGATATAGCTCAAGAGCTTGACATTACTGTTCGTAAGGGCGATAATTTTTCTTTTACTGTTACTGTTAAAGATTCAAATGGAGATGCTGTTGATATCGGCCCTGGTAATTATACATTTAATATAGATGTTAGAACATCTACTGATAGATCCAGTAGAGATAATGTTGTTTTAAGTTCGGCTGGAATACCAGGAGGTCTTACAGCAACTGGAGCTGCTGATGGTACTTTAACTATTGAAGGAGGTGTTATAGCTATGGATAATATACAAGAGGGGAGCTATGTGTATGACATACAGTCTTTTAAATCAGCTACATCTTTTTATCAAACTTGGTTCTTTGGTCAGTTCACTGTTAATGCTGATATCACAGATTACGATGCATAATGGCTATAAATTTTACAACACCTAAAAGGAAAAATGTAGATTTATCATTTAGCTCCAGTACTGATATTTTAGCAACCCTTACCTCTTCGCTAGAAAGAGGCGTTACCAAACTTGAGGTAAACAAACCTCAAGGACTTAGTTTGTCTTCACCTAATAATGCTGTTGATTTAGAAACTCTACTTGCAGATGCAGAGGTAGCTTTCCAAGCTGATGGGCAAGGGTTTACTAATGGAGCTGATGTTACAGAGTGGACTAACAATGGAACTCTGGGTACAAGTTATAATGTCAAAAACACAATTGGTGAACGGCATCCAACTTTTGACACCGATGATGCTGACAATCCGTTTTCAACAACGGGTGCTATCTTATTTAAAGACTCTAATGTCTCTACTGGTTCTCAATTTTTATCTTTTCGTGGTACGCAATTTGGTGTTTCTGCTGAACTTGGTCCTAGCCCAGGTGCTAATCAAGCGGCATATGATCAAACCTATGGTTCTAATTATGAATCTGGTAATGGACCCTTTGCTATATATCAAGTCTTTGCATATGAAACAGGCTTTAACGCATCGGTTCCTCCTGCTCTTACATCTAACCTTACATCTATTTTAACGCCAGACTCTGCAGCCGCTGGTGCCTGGGAGACAGGGTTTGCTGACAATAGCTTTCAACCTAATATGTATAGACCTGCTATAGAGTTTGAAGATAATGATCTTAAGATTTATGATAGAGACTCTAGCAACAACCTTACTTTTCAACTTGATTATCAAGAGTCAGACCTTTCTCAAACAGCTGCAGCTGGTCAACCTTTTGTGCATGTTATATATAGAGACTCTATTGGTGAGATTTATGTATTCAATCAAAACGGAGAGCAAATAGGTCATGAGCCTGTAGACTTAATTGAAAATGTCATTGGATTTGGTTTTGGATCTAGTGGTTTTGATAACCAGGCTGGGTTTAAGTTTCAATTTGGAGCTTTTGGTAGAATAGGAAATTTAACTTCGCTTACATATTCATTTTCTAAGCCAGCGGCAGATGTAGGATCTTATATAGCAGCGTTTGGAGTTATAAATAAAGACATAACTAAAATAAAAGCTCAGAACTTAGGTAGACTTTTAGGTGAAAAATATGTTCCATAACAATTAATATCTTTGCCGTATGAAGAAACTTTTATTTGCGCTTTTTATTTTACCGTGTTTAGTTTTTGCTCAACCACCTATAGACAGTCTGCCTCCTTTACCTTGTGGTGTTCAAGGTCTTCAAGGCCAGATTGATTGTTTTCCATTTGCACCAAACCAAGGTCAACTACAAGTTATGTGGGAGCCTTCTACTCCTGGTTGCGAGCCAATAGGATTTTACAGAGGTGACGACTTAGACGACTTACAGTTTGTCCCATACGGTCAGTGGTTTTTCAATAGTTTTTATGGAGGGGTGTCTTCTTCACCTGTATCAAATGATGAATATTACTTTATAGTAGAGTCTCCTGGTGAGATTATGGATACATTAATTATTGAAAACCCTAACTGCGGTATAGGTTGTTTAGATTCTTTGGCTACAAACTACAATCCTTTTGCTGGTATAGAAAGTGAGTTTGGAGAGTCTTGTCAGTATGGTGAGGTGTCAGAATGTGGGGATCTATTTACACAAAAAGTGTATGTAAGTATTACGGCAGATACATATTCATCGTTTGAAACAAGCTGGGAGATAGTTACTACAGACAGCATACCAGTAGTATTAGCTAGTGAGGATGTAGGTTTTTACCAAACAGAAGGACTTACTGTAACAACAGAATATTGCATACCTCTTGGAGTAGAGTTTACCTTTAACATATACGACACGTTTGGAGACGGACTTGCAGGATCTACAACAGGAGGGTTTACCGATGGAGACGTTCTTGTGTATACAGAGTGTGGTAATACGATATACAGCATACTACCATTCGAAGGTCAGAATCCTGACTACGGATACGAGGCTATTAGTGAACCGAACTTACTAAACCCCTGCCCCCCAGACAACCCTCCGTTTGGATGTTTAGATCCAGAATACTTAGAGTTTAATTCTCTTGCTACAAATAATGACTCTAATTTATGTGTAACTCCTGCTGTTCCAGGATGTCTTAACGAGAATGCATTTAACTATGATCCAGAGGCAAATATTATGGATTACATTCCTGAGTGTGAATACACGCTTATGCTATTTGACGGAGGTGGTGATGGTTGGGATGGATCTTATCTAGGTGTTGTGCAAGATGGTGAACCTATTGGTGCATTTACCTGCACAGAAGAACAAGCATTCTATGATATAACAGTAAGCTCTCAAACGCACGTAGAGTTTAAGTTTTATGAAGTAGAGTTTGGCAGTTTCTTTGGTGAAGGTGGAACAAGTACTGACGTATCACAATGTGGTTTTAAACTGATTAGTCCTAACGGCAACATAGTATTTGAAAAAGGAACTAATCCATGGTTAGATCCTATAGACCCTGATCAGGTATATACACCATACTTACGATGTGGTAATTACTGTGAGCCATATACCTATGGATGTTTAGATGAGACTGCTCAAAATTACAATCCTAACGTAAACACAGAAGATGGTAGTTGTTATTACCAAGCTGGATGTGCACAGGCTGGTTACTTAGAGTATTACACTCAAGGTTATGAAGCTGACTATGATGACGGTAGCTGTGAAACAATAGCTGTATTTGGATGTATGGATCAAGATGCTTTTAACTATAACGAAGAGGCAAATGTAGATAATGAAGGTTGCGTTCCCGTGGTATTGGGATGTATGAATTCTTTAGCGTATAATTATTTACCATCTGCAAATGTGGATGATGATAGCTGTATACCTTATATATATGGCTGCATGGATCCAGGAGCTTACAACTATGATCCTAATGCAAATATTGATGACGGGGAATGCGAGTCTTTTGTTTATGGATGCACCGACAATACTATGTTTAATTATAATCCCGCTGCAAATGCCGAATATGACCCTACTAATTGTGAGCCTTACGTTTATGGGTGTACTGACCCTAGCATGCTTAACTATAACTCATCCGCTAACACAGAAGATTTTAGTTGTATTCCTTACATTTATGGCTGTACTGATAGCACTGCCCTTAATTATGATGAAATGGCTAATACAGACAACGGCTCGTGTATTGAAGTATTGGTCGACTGTATGGACCCTAATGCTTTTAATTACAATGAGTTAGCAAATACTTCTGATGAAGAAGCTTGCTTATATGATGCAGGATGTATAGGTGGGCCTGGTGAACCGTACTGGCTTAACGATGGTTGTTATGCTTGGATTATAGACATCGACCCATACTGTTGTGAGGTTGCATGGGATGAAACATGCGTAGATCTTTACTCGTACTGTGAGCAAGGTTGGCCACAAGGTGTATACGACATAGATGATATATATAATGTATACCCAAACCCAACAAGCGGATTGCTATACATACAAGCTCCATCAACTGCGGTGGTGTCTTTGTATAACTATTTAGGTCAAGTTGTTATACAAACTTCTAACAAGACTATAGACCTCTCACATCTTTCTAACGGTGTGTACGAAGTGGTAATACAATACAACTCTAGAATTATTAAAAAGAAAATTATTAAATCATGAAGATTAATTGGATAAACAGCTGGAACGCTGGAAACAAAAAAGAAGTGTACGAGCTTTCTTTTAGGCTAGGAACGCTTACAGTATTAGAAGTAAGCTACGGAAGTAAGTTTAGATTTATGATATTAAACCTTGGATTCGAAGTGTGATGACACATAAAAGAGATCTTACTCCAATAATTTATATTGCTATAATGATCCTAGTGTTTATGCTAGGTACATCGATAGAAGCAAAAGGACAGACTCTAAAAAAGACATTTAAGTTTGCTACATTCTACACAGCTTTTAGTGGGGGTAACTCTGTAGCTGATGACAATATTTATTCTGTCACTAATGGACTGCAAACGGATGTATTAGAAACTCCTTTTGATTATTCTTTTACAGCAGGTGTTCGTAAGATTGCTAGGTTTGGTTACGAAAACAGAGCTAACGTATTCTATGATGGTACAGAAAAGTCATACAGTGATGCTGCTACTATAGGTAGAGTAAAAGGATTTGAGTTTTTGTTTGAAGCTGACTGGCGTAGACAGCAGGGTAGAAACTTTTTAGATCAAGATTATTTCTTACGATACGTAGCTAAAAACTGGATAGCTAAAGCTGAATACCTGCAAGATGGTTTTGCTGATGTAGAATATTTTGAGGGATCTCAAAGATTAAGACTCAATGCAAATGACCGTCTTAGTTTTAATATTGGAGTGGCTCAGCGTATATCTGAACCATACGGATATAATCCTTTGGAAGAGTGGGTGTTATCAAACAACAACATACATTACACAAGCCTTGCTTTACAAGAAGGTTATACTGTAGACGTACAAGGTGGGGAATACTTTGCCCCTGACGGTACACTTGTAGCTAATAGCGTCGATGTATGGGAGCAGGTTGTTATACCTCAAGTTATTAACGACTATGTTGCTAGGAAAAGAAGCGAGCTTCCGAGTGTATGGAATTACTCTTTAGTTGTAGGGTATGACTACTACAAGTACTCTAAGGAATTTTGGATGCACAACTGGGTGAGCGTAATGCCTTATCATCTTAAGACAGACGATGAGTATTCTTACTTTGAAACCACTGAAGGGGGGCAATGGTTAGATTACGGTGCAGGCCTTATCTTTGGGTGGAGGTTAAATAAGAGTCTTGGCGTATTCTTAGAAGGTAAATACAATA